TAGTTATGCATGTTCACAATTTGTTCACATTTCCGACACACTTTATTCACATTCTGTTCGAGTTATGTTCGATTTCCTTTCGGTAACTACTATTACAGAACTATTTCATTAATTGTAATAAAATTGTAATAGTTTCGTGATGCAGTTTTAACATCATCTTGATATCATATAATCATCAAATGAATCAGCAAATAATAGGAGGTAAGGAATATGATAGAAAATATTTACAAAATTACTTATAAAAACGGGAACAACATGAGCGTTTGATAATCCTGTGCTTAGTGTTTTTGATGCTAGCAAAATCAAGTCAGTCGAATGCACTGAAAGAAATAATGAGATTGATATGGAGGAATAATATGTACAGACTACCAAAATCATATATAGACCGTTTTAAAGCCGGAGAACTTATCATATCTGGTTCAAAATACATTTATGTCAGATTCTCGGACAACACAATCCGCAGATGCAGACGCATGTATCTGGATACTGATTGTTATCTTGATTCAGATAAATGGTCTGTAGTATATTCATTAAAGGAGAAACTGAAATGATACTTATGTTAGTAACTTTAGTCCCCTGTTTATTAGTCGGATTCGGTCTAGGCGCTGGATTAGGTTATAAACTAGGAGAGCAGGACGAGAAAGAACGTTTGAAAAAGAAGAGTGAAAGATATGAAGAACGATGATCTGCAAAACTTTAATCCCTATTTAAGCAAAAAATCAGATAAGGAACTCTATGCAATCCGAAAAAAACTAGCCAAACGTCTTAATCAGCGTATGAGACGACTCGAATCAGCTGGGATTGATTATGGAGCAATTAAGATTTACAAACAAGATGTAGCTCGATATTATCCTGGAAATAAAGGTTTCAAAGAATCACTAGGAAAAACAAAAGGAATATCTGTAATGCATGAAATAAGTCTTTTACAGAATCTTCTAAATTTACCTACATCAACCTTGCCAGGAATTAAGAAAATACGTAAAAAAGCAATGGCTACATTTGAAAACAGATATAATGTCAAATTTAAAAATGTCCAACAATATGAAGACTTTATCGCTTCATCAACATGGAAAAAATTAGACGAATTATATGGTTCTGCTACAGCATTGGACATCATTGCAAAATCGCAGAAATCAGTTTCGGATATCCAAAAAGATGTAGAAGATTTTATCGCGAAAACCGATAAATATACATCATCTGACATTGCAAAACAGTTAGGTTTTAAGTCACTACCGGATGCATTAAAGAAAGCAAAGACTAATAGACAGGAGTAAATTAATGGAAATAGCAGGCTATCAAGTTATTGATTTTTACAAATTTAATTATATGAGTCTGCTAGATTATGATTTTAAAAGAGTCAGCAATGCAGGTCGTCCAAGATATGTATATGATCGTGTAATCACGGTCGATACCGAAACATGTGAATATAATGGAATTCCATATATTACAGACTGGACTATCTGCATTGAGGATATCAGTTGTTTATATGGACATCACGCCCGTGACTTAATCAATACAATTGATAAGATTGCATACTATCTTCAATCAGACGAAACACATACGGTAAGATTCTACATTCACAACTTTCCGTATGACTATACTTTCATGAAAGCATTTATGTTTGAAAAATGGAGTGAACCGAAAAATGTACTTGCTGTGAAATCTCATCGTTACATTACAATGAGTTGGTCAAACGGAGTTGAGTTCCGGGATAGTTATATACTTGTCAACAGGTCGCTGGAAAAGCTATGTGAAGATGTTGATAGCAATGTAGAAAAGGCAGTAGGATATTGGGATTACTCAAAGATTCGTACTCCGGACAGTCCTAGAACATATAAAGAATGTATCTATGCGGCGACCGATACAATTGCCCAGTGCATTGCGCTTAGGAACTATATTACAGATAGAGGCTACAGTGTAGCAAACTGTCCATTAACCAATACGGGTTTTATCCGGAATAAAGCCAGACGCTATGCATCAAAATGGAGAAAGTCAGGCAATAAATGGTATCACTATTTCCAAAAGCAGAAACTGTCTGTAGAGCAATACAGACAGCTGGAGCAATGTTATCACGGCGGTTATACGCATGCAAACCGCTACTACGTCGGACGCTTGATTTCATCAGCCACGTTTGGCTGGACAGGGGAATCAAAAGACTTCACAAGCTCCTATCCTGCGGTGCTGTGTTATGAAAAATATCCCATGACTAAATTTGAGTATGCTGATTTTACTCTAAATGATATACTGGAGCTGAAAGATGAATATGCATTTTCCGGTTACATCCGGCTTGTGAATCTGCATCTGAAAAAAGAAGAGCCAATGCCTCCGTTGTCATATCATAAAGCTGTATCAGTAGTAGAAGCTGTGTGTGATAACGGTAGAATCCTTGATGCAGATCTTGTTATTTATCCATTTACAGATCCGGATCTGGATGACATTTTAAGATGCTATGAGTATGATTACACTGATGTGTCAAAGGTAATGTATGCAAGAAAAGAATATCTTCCAAACTGGATCACAGATCTGATCATGGAGCTGTACACGCATAAGTGCACGCTAAAAAATACAGATCCAGTACTGTACATGATTTCAAAAAATGAGCTAAATGGCATTTATGGGATGTGCGTACAAAAGATTATCCGGGAAGTACTGGAAGAAGATTATACAACCGGAGAATGGTCAAAGAACACAACGAAAACAGATGAAGAATGGATTGAAAAGTTTTACAAGTCATGGAAAAGTTTCTTGCCTTATCAATGGGGGATATGGGTTACAGCATATGCCCAGCGTAATTTATTCGAAGTGGGCAGATGCTGTGAGATCTGGGTTTATTCCGACACAGACTCTGTAAAGGGATATAAATGGAATGAAATAAAACTTAGAGAATATAATGAGAATATCAAGAGAAAATCAGAAGAAAGAGGACTGGGAAGAGTTGATTATAAAGGCAAAACCTATATATTGGGGATTGCTGATGACGACGGAGAATTTATCGAATTTAAGACTATGGGATCAAAACGATATGCCTACCGGGATATTGACGGAGACTTGCATCTGACAGTTGCAGGGGTGCCAAAAGAAGAGGGATTAAAATGTCTCCATGGAACACTTGATGAATTTAAAAAAGGAAAAATATTCCGGAATGAGGGATTTGCAAAATGGAAAATGCGTCCGGAATATATCAACAATGAAGATATCAAAATTTTGCATTTCATGGGTTCTGACATTGAATATAGTTCTGGAATCATTCTGCATGAGACGGAATATGAGTTGGATCATACAATCCCATATGATAAGGATACAGGATTACCTTGTGAGTTCGAAATTAGCCAATACAGCGATTTTTAAGAAAGGAGTGATAAAACACATGCAATGGGTTTCAAAAAACACGTATTTGACACAATCTGAAATGAAGAATAACGCTCAGATCATCTATGGAATATTTAATTCCCTGGGATACAACTTTAGCAGTATCTGTGCAATCCTTGGGAATATGCAACAGGAAAGTACGCTATCGCCTATTTTTGGAGAACGAGGAGGCGGAGGCTACGGACTCCTGCAATGGACGCCGAAATCTGACTTAACAGACGCATGCAGTAAGTTGGGGTTATCTCCCTATACAGATGGAACAGTACAGTGTCATTGTTTGGATGGAGAACTGTTTCAGCTGGGAGGGCAATGGTATTCAACACACGCGTATATCAACAATTATAAGAGATCCGGAGCATCGGATGATATGGTTGGACTTACGCCGGAGCAGTTTAAGCTAAATACAAAGAATAAAGGAGTCAACTGGCTGACGATTGCATTTATGACATGCTATGAAAGACCTAGTTTAGATCCTAGCACGAACTATATCGATAAAAGAAAAACATATGCAAACAACTGGTATCAAATTTTATCCGGAGTCACGCCTCCACCGGACCCTCCAACTCCCGGAGGGGGTGGGGTTGTTTGGGAAAAAATCTGGTTTCTGTATGCCGGAACGGATGATTTTCGAAAAGGAAGATAAAAATATCAAGATGTATGTTAAATAATATCAAGATGTATGTTAAATAATATCATTGTAAAGAAGAAAGGAGAAATGATAAAATGTTATTAGCGGCTACAAACATGTATGCAATACCGATCTGGTTATTAGGATGTTTTGTTTTTACATTATTTATCATCGGTGTTGTGAAAATTTTAAGAAAGGGTAGAAAATAATGCAAAAATGGAGACTTATTTTTGACGTAACCTGGGAAGACGGGTTGCCACCCAAACGTCAGATTTTCGAAGCTAGGGAAGAACTACAATTTGTTCTGCAATTAGCACAGACGCTCGATGCATGTAGCACGGTAAAACTTATTAAATTAGAAAGAGAGGATTAAGAAATGAGATTCAAAGACGTAGTAAAAGTAACAAAAGTAGAAAACAAAACATACGGTAAAGGCCGTAACAAAGGAGAGTTTCAGGTAGTAACATGTGAGGGGACTTTCTGGTCGGGTAAAGCAAGTATTTTTCCTGAGGATGATAGTCAGTATATGAATAAAGGAGATTATGAGATTGAATTTTACTTGCGTGTATCTGAATCCGATGGCAAATTTTACATCAATCCAGTTATCATTCCGGAAAGTGTAAAGGAGAAATAAAAATGAACATCTATCAACCTGATGGATGGTTAGATATTGGTCGGTTAAATTCTTTACCGGCCAATTTCTATATCATCATTGGATCCAGACAGGTAGGAAAAACATATTCTTGTTTTAAGCATATTGTGAACACGTATGTGAAAAATGATATTCCTTTTATTTTTATGCGACGAACGGGTTCAGAGCTACTAGGCTGTCTGTCTGATAATCCATTTGACAAAGGCTTTAATCCAGATCATGGGACAGCATATGAATTTGAAAAGATAAAAGGAATCCGGCCGGATAGCAGACTAAACATTGTTGACCGACTGAATGAGGATAAGATCATTGGTTCTGCATTTAGTTTGTCGGGGCTTGTATCCAATCGTGGTTTTAACGGGGATCCTTATCAATGTATCATGTATGATGAATTTATCCCCGAAAAGATTAAGAAGCGAATGAACGGAGAGAAAGAAGCATTTGAGAACGCTTACATGACGATTAACTCCGTCCGGGAATTAAAAGGGAAACAAGCAGTCAAAGCATGGCTACTATCAAATAGTAACAGCATTGAGAGTCCGATTCTGGAAGCGTTTGGTCTGGTAAACACGATAACAAGGATGCAGAACAGGGGGCAAGAATTTTGCTTTCTGCCAGAACAAAAGATTTGCATCGTAAATGTAGCAGAGTCAAAAATATCTGAACAATTAGCGCAGACTGCATTATTTAAAGCTGTACAGGACAAGCAGTTCAGGGGGATGGCGTTGCATAACAATTTTGCTTATGATGATTTTAGCTGTATAGGGACAGAGCCCATCAGTGAATATCGCTTGTTAGTGTCAATAGGCGCAATTAATATTTACGAGCATAAAGCGCATGATCTGTATTATGTAACCTTGCATCGGAGAGGCACAGCAAAATCTTTCCCGGATAATCTGTCTGGAAGACATCGATTTTTACAAAATTATATCTGGTTGCAGGACAAGATCATTGCGGAACGTGTGACTTTTGAAAATTACGAATTAAAGTTAAAAGTGTTTGAATATCTCAAAATAAAAGGCTAGGATTTTTCCTAGCCTTAATCATTAATTGTTAATTAAGCTAAACATGTGTTATGCTCAATCGTAAATGGTTCTGTTACGATACTGTTTACATCGTAAGTTTCATACTGTTTTCCGCTATAACTTCGGATTGCTATCCATAAACTGCCGTTGTAAACTCTTAAAGTACATGGCACAGTTCTATAACTGCCATCAACAGAGCCCAGAATTGCTGTAGTAGGAACATCACACTGGAAGCCTCCTAAGACAAAGGAATTTGCAAACGAGAATAACTCATAAAAAGTACCATTTCCTTTAAAGGTAACATTTTCTGTTCTAGTCATGCTAAATGAGCCATAAAATGCGCATGTGTCGTTATACTGCATTGTTTCAATAATCGTTGAGCCAGTAAATCCATGTTTAAATCCAACTGCATTAATTTGTACGCCTGGCTGGATCACGGATCCATAGCCATTTAACAGTGCATTACTGATTGCTTTTGCAATCGTTTCCTGCCCCCATGTGTTCGGATGGACCCCATCACTGCCAAACATAGCGCTACAATGCAGAGCATTCTCTACTCCACTTAAATAGGTTATGCCATTGTATTCACAGCCGGAACAGTATGCTGCACGTGGCAGAATCAGATTTCCCCTGGAATTCATATCTGTGCTTTCCCCGATGAAGCCAACATATATCTGAGCGTTTGGATACAAGATCTCTGCCTGTTTTTTAAAATTGTAGATTGCATTGATTATCTCATTTTCCGATTTGCCTATGTCATTAAAGCCACCACATACAATGACGTTTCTCACATCATCATTTTTAAAATGATTGCTGGTCTGATTCAGTAAGGTTGCAAAAGTCGTGTTGGTCACAAAACCTGATCCGCCTAGGCTATTTGAGAAAAAGTTATCATCAGTCAAACTTAAGTATACTTTTAAAAGGCTAGGCCATCCGGTTACGTTTCCATCCGGATTATAGCCCTCTCCGTAGCTGTCGCCAATGCAGATTGTTTTGCCATTAAAATCAAACGTGCGTCTTGATCTGTCCGTATAGCTTCTGGCAGTACTTAACCCAGTCTTCACAGCTTCATCAACTACCCGTCCGATCTCGCCGGATGCTAGTTCTTTTTTTACTTCATCTTCAACAATCTTCTGTACTGTTCCTTTAATGTCACTCCATTCTTTTGTTACTTCCTCAACTGCTGTCACTGCTTTTTTGACATTCTCAATGATCCAATCAAGGTTCAGATCTGACATCTGCGATGATGGATAATTCCGAAAATTAAACATGTTACCACTCTCCTCTCAATAAATCATGCATAAATAAGCTACTAGCGTATCCGTAAAAGGACTGCTTCCTTAATTTTAATTCCTGTTCAATCATGCTCTGATTGCTCGTTACGCCGATGTTACCATGGATTCTGCCATCATGTGTAGTCGTTCCAGTTTCCCGGTTGCTACTGCTATAGTGGTTTTCCCCATTTGAAGCATTGGAAATGTCCGACCTGGTCCTGTCCTGTGCCTGGTAATCCGTAGAATTGTAAGCCGACACATCGTCATATGCATTGGAGTTTTCACTTCCAGTCATGGTTGATTCATTATTGCCGGATTCACTCCGTGTGATGTCAGGGGAATCTGTCCAATGTTCCTGTCTGTCATAGTTTTCAATCGGATTATAATCCGCATGCAGAGCGTTCCATGTCTGCCTTAAAGATTCCTGCCACTTATCACACCAGGCCGGAATTGCTGTATCACGCATAAATTCTGCATTTGGATACACGACTCCCAACGTTCCAAAATCAAGCAACAGCGTATTGGCAAAGACAGTAACGTCAGCCCCCTCCGGAAGTCTCAGATTCTTGAAAAGTTCCGGATCATAGTTTAACATGCCAATCAGGGTTAATCTACTCGTCATACGGAATCATCCTCTCTTCCTGTTCAAATTTTCGCATCTTAATCTTAAGGTTAAGGTCTGGAAAAATCGTATTCGCTACTTTTGCATCAGCTTGCATCGTGTCAATCCATGTTGTCAGTCGTGTGACAGATTCAATGTTATTGACGTTAACTTCTGCAACGTTCATTCTTTCTTTCTTTTCTGTATTTGCAGAAGGGATCCCAACTTCTGTGTCAAATTCATCCAGAATACGTTCAAAAGCTAGTAATAGTTTGTCTGCGATAAAGTTTTTTGATACATCCTGGTTAAACTGTGTCCAGGGCTCTTCCGGATCTGTTTCGGAGCGTTTCCAGCTTTCCGGATTTACCGCTACCGCAGGCTCCCCCCTACTGATCTTGTCAAATACAATTTTCAACGTCTCGGCTCCGCCTTTGGTCCGGCTAGCCAGGATAAAAGCTACTTTTGAATTAAACAAGCTCATATCCATAGCTTCTGCTGTCATTGCAAGCTTGTAAGCGTAATAACTGATGATGTCAAAACATCCGCAATAATCCGGACGCATATGAATTAATGCGCATTCTTTTCCGATCCGGAACTCTGCTGTGCTTAAGATAAGTGGATTGTTGTAGGTTGCATATGCCGGGCGGTAATAAATATCGAACCCAGTAAGGGTAGGATACTGTGCTATTGTTCCGAATTTATCACTCTTAAAGATTCCGAAGTATCCACCTGCAATCAGACAAAATTTAATGAACGGAATGTCAATACTTTCCTTGCATGTAATGTCAAGAACTGAATATAAGCGTTCATAAAGCATCTCCTCAAAGAATCCAGTTAAATGTGAATTTTTAACAACAATTGATGGAGTTATCCGGTTCATCCGGACATTGATACTTTCATAATTTAACGGCAACATCTTATCACTTCCTTTCTATTCGATGTAACAGCCAGCATTCAGCTGATTATTAACCTGTTCAATCTCTGATTCATACGCATCCAGATAGACGCTTGCATCACTGCACTGTACGTATCCATAGATTGTAGCAAGCTTCATTGCTGTGTGTCTGTAGTAGCCAGAAGTTGCATAGTTCACACCTTGTGGCACTCTTGCATGACAGTAAAGCCGGGGAATGTAATACTGCCGAAGCAGTGCAACCGATCCAGTACTGCCAAGTGTGTTGACATCCGGCTGGAAGCCGGAAAACAATCCTGCTCCGCTTCCTTTTAAAATAGATCCTACTGTATTCATTATTCCAGTAGTGACTCCACCCATCTGACCAATCTGGTAGGGAACTCCAAACTGACAGGATAATGACTGGATAATCTCTGCCCCATTTTTAATCTGACAGAGAGCTGTTCCGGTCGTCATATCAACTGTGTACTGGATGTCCATTGCGTCATCGGTTAAGGTCTGCATGCTAAATGGGATCGTACCAATCCCCGGAAGCGCCAGCCAGTATTCGGAGAAATTCGAATCATAATACCCGAATGCATTCTTATCATAAAGTGGATTTGACACTGCTATCTTAAAATACATATCAATTGTATCGTTTGGAGCTACCTTTTTGGCAGATATTCCGGTTGCCTCCCAGAATCCCATCTTAATGGATGTAACAACAGTTCCGGAATACTTTGCATTGCTTAAGGGAATCCAGATGACTGACGTGATATATTTAAATGGGTTGAATACGGATTTTACAGCTTCTTCCTGCAATACATCGGTAAAGTTACCAGCATTGCAAGTATAATTCATTAATTCCTGCAAACTAGCATAATCCATCATATAATTGACAAGTCCGTCTGCGTTTGTTATGCGCACGAGGAAAGAGCCTGTATCACTCCACCAGTCACTATTTTGAGCTGAAGAAACTGACGTCCTCCAATCATAAGTTGGATAGATTAACGGATCTGTCAATGTCCATTTCTCCGGAACAGATGCACAACGCTCGACTGTAAAGGTCTGGGCTGTGATAGAACTTTTAAAACTTGCCAACACGTCAACTGACAAGTCTATCTGACACGTCGTGCTATTTAACGCAGTCACATTTTGCACAAAATAATAACGTCTAAAATCCGGGATATAAGCATAATTGACAACTGTCCAGCTGTCCAATCCTGTAATGATGATAGACGGATTCATGATCGATGTATTTTCTTTTAATTTACAATCAGGGGTAGCGATTGGCTGCCCCTGCGGTTGTTTTGTGCTGTTCGATTTTTTTGAAAAAGCATAGAGTTTTACTTCCATAATCTATCTCCTACAGTACATATGCTTTGCCATTGCCATACGTACAGATCCATCCGGACGGAGTCCGCATCCAGGTTACTCCGTTTACATCTGCAAGCTGTTTGCATGTAACACGTGTCCCTGCATTGTATTTTTTCAATACTTCGCCGTTTGGCGCATAGGAACGCACTCTTAATCCGTTAACCTGCACTGTGTAAACTTTACCAATGGTAAAACCAGAGGCTCCGGAGGAATCATTAGCCCCAGTATAGCGTAAGTGATATATCCATCCATAAGATGGAATGTAAAAGTCACGAACACGGATTTCACGGCCGGAGGAATCTCCTTTTTTACCATCAAAATCGCCGGATGCTGTGACAACTTTAAAATCGCTAACTGCAATTACGACATGCTTACCCGGAGTCAGATAGATGTCTCCCGCTTTGCACTTTCCAGATACCTTTTTCCATCCTCTCTTTGTAAGCTGACTGTACAGATTTCTGGTAGTGCTTCCTGGATTCACATCACAACCTCCTGACCGAAGACAGTAAGCTGTGAGTGAGGAACAGTCAAAATCTGGATTACCGCCACGGCGTGGCTGTGAGTAACCATGGCGGTTGTCATTAGCAATTGCTAACGCTGTATCAATCATTTTACTCAAGTTCATCTTTCTTCACTTCCAATCTTTCTAGAATTTTCTCCATCACGATAGTATTGTTCTGAACTGCTTCACTAAGCTTATCAACTTCTGCCTTATGCGTCTGGTCACTTTTCCAGTACATGTACAGAACGATCAGACAGCAAACGATCGGAAACCCCAGTGAACTGATCGCAGTTAAAATCGTCTGCTCCATTGGTTGCCCCTTTCTAATTACCTAATTTTTGAATAACCAAATTAGCTGATACTGCTTGTATAAAATTCGTTTATCATCAAGCACCATCTCCCATTACAAATACAACCCCATTATGAGTGTAATTATTCCAATAGTTCTTACGATAATGTACGTAAGTATTATAGTAGTCGCCTGCCGCATTAACCGGAGTTGTAATGGTTTTAGTAAACTGATAGTTTACTCCGACTGCCCGGCGGTCAAAGATACAACCTAATACATATGGTAGCTCTACGTTGGTAGTAGCATCTTTGGATTCTCCAGTTGCAAGATCCAAGATGTTTGGTTTAATCTTAATCTGCTCCGGATTCTTAATGGACTGCCAATAATTGACAAACTCAACGTCAGCAATTTTCAGATATTTGTCGTTAAATGCTGCAGACAGCACGCTTGTCTGAGCCTGTTTCCAGAAGCTGTTTAACATAATAAATTTTTGATACTCTTTCGGCGTGAACCTTAAGATATCCTGTCCGGTAAAGTTTGCATGATACATGGTTGAACGTTCTGTCATGCAGTCAGATAGATTCTGTACGTATGCAACAAACCAGGGTACAAAGTTTTTTGCATTATTAGTTCTGAGCTGTAAACCAGTATAAGTAGTTCCATGTTCTGTGTTGTATTCACGAGTCAGGTCTACTTCATACAATCCCATTGCTGATACTCCGGCAATATAATTACAGATTGCAAGACGTCTACCAGCTTCCATTGCCTGTTCGATATCATTGCGAAACTCTGTCATGACAGATATGTAAAAATTGGAAAATTCCTCAGTAGATCGGAATGCCTGGGATAACTGGTCATCCAGTCGTGTGATATGGTTCTGCTCCTTTTTCGTTCCATAAAACTTAAGCTGTACGACTTTTGGCTTTTTAATTTTGTACATATCTACACTGTTTCCATCGTCAAACTGTGTAATATTCAGATCTGTGTTGGTATCTTCAGATGCTTCCTCATCCTGGTGGAGGGGGACTGTTTCAAGTGTGATCGCACCCCAGCGTTCGGATGTTTCATCAATGATTCTTACTTTTCCAATGTATGGAGTATTTGGAAAGTAATTGTTCATAAAGGTCACAGCCATAGCGTTCATGATGTTTTCTGTTCCGCTCCGGAGCATTTTCTCTCCAACAGACACAAAACTTGTCGCATCGATGACTTCGATTTCTTTCGTTCCAAACATCTGAGAGTTCATGTTGTTGACGATTTTATAAACGTCAACAGGTGTGAGTGAATTCATTTTTCTTATACCTCCTTAATCAAATTTAAAATGACATCATTTACATCATTTTCTTTTGGGGTTGGGGCAGTTGCAGATACTGCATTATTGGTCTGAACTGCCTTTGTGAGCTCGTCCAGACGTTTTGTGATTTCTGCCAACTCATTGGCAGGTTCTGGTTTTGGTTCTGGTTCTGGCTCTGGTTCTTGCTCTTGTTTTGAATCTGTCTTTGCAAAACCAGCAATCATTTCGGCTGTAAAGCCAGCATTAACTAGTGTTAAGATATCCCTAATATCCATGTTTTCATCTCCTTTATAAATATAGTTTATATAATAAAATTGAAACCTACAGAAATAGGCAGGAGTTACGGAGAACCACTCCATGCACTCCGCTTCTGGCGGTTGGTTTGTGCTTCCTGCCTATAAATATAAAATATTATATTTAAGAATAAATGTCAATAATGAAAAATGATGAATCTTTTGTATAATGTTCTGTAATTGAAACATCTATAGCAGAGTGTTTATTAATGATTTTATATATATCATAGATAGTTATGTTATGATAATATTCTGAATCTATTACTGCATCAAACGAATCTATATATAAAAAATAATTATATACTTTCATATATAGATTAATTCTATCAACTACATTGTTACATGCTTCTATATATTCATTATAATCTTTTGCGTTGATAGTTATAGTTTCATCAAATAAAGACGAGGACTGTATATCCAGTCCTTTTTTTAAAAGTTTTAAATTATCATAAAATTTTTTCATATTCCTTACCTCCTATTATTTGCTGATTCATTTGATGATTATATGATATCAAGATGATGTTAAAACTGCATCACGAAACTATTACAATTTTATTACAATTAATGAAATAGTTCTGTAATAGTAGTTACCGAAAGGAAATCGAACATAACTCGAACAGAATGTGAATAAAGTGTGTCGGAAATGTGAACAAATTGTGAACATGCATAACTA